TTCCCATCTTATCCGTTTAATAATGTTTTTATACCATGTGTGGTCTCTACTTGTATTTTTTTAAATGCTCTCTTTGTATTGTCAACCCTTTCAATAAGACCATCTTTCATTCTTAGGGTATAGCAATCGCCAGTATCTAGGTCACAAACTTCTTTTGTTCCATTTCCCATGTCTTTTTCAGACACTCTTGTGTTTTTACCAAGATAGTTGTCTAATATTAATTTAGTGTTCATATTATTTTTTATTATAAATATCTCGTTATGTTGAAAGTTTAACCTTTCAACGAATCAAATAAATTAAAAGCCTCTTTAAATTCCTGTTTAACCAAAGCCACATTTTGTTCGGACATCTTAGACCAAACATCTTGATTTTGTTTTATTGGGTAGTAAGTTACATAAATTTCAGCTAATGTATCTATTGAACTTTGAGCGGTTCCACTATTTCCAACAGTTGACGTAAACGTATCCACCAATCCTTTTGTTCTTTCAAAAACAAACTGAATAAAAGTATCGAATGATGTAAACTTTGCAATAGGAAGATTTCTATTAGTTCCTCTAGAAACACAATAGTATTTTTTATCAATATAACTTGTAAACGCATCCCCATATGTTTGGGTTAAATCAATTGTACTATAATTATTTTCATATGCCGATATACCTGTGGAATTTCCAGAATCAACATAAATAAAGGTAAACATGATTAATGACTGTAGAACTAATTTGTCGTCAACAAGACCAATAGATGATAAATACGCATTAATACCATTATATAATTCTCTACTTGTTTTAGATGTTTGAGCTGGCACATCAATTACCGTATATTGGTAATATCTTGGGTTTGCTGACAATGCACAATCTTGGTTTTTAGTTAATTGTTCGTCAGATTTAATATTTGCTAACACATTTTCTTGTTGGTTCAAAATATTATCCGAACTATTTAAATTTTTCTGTTCTTTCTCTTTAATTTTAGCCTCAATTGTTGATAATAACTTTACGTTCAATGTTTGTAAGAAATTATCAATTCTTGGTAAACTATAGAATGGTTGTCTTGACCCATCAAAGGTTGTTTCAAACCCACTTTCCGTAATATTATGAGTCACACTTCTAATCATATATGGCCCACTAAACATTGGTATATTTCTAACGTTAAAATACATCATAGGTTGTATTAACGCACACCCCATCATATCAACGGAACATTCATAACTTCTATTTTTATATAAATTATATAGAGAAACACTTTGTGTTGATGATCTTGTATTTCTACTCATATTTGACATTTGATTTAACATCTCTAAAGATTCTGATGTGGGTTTACCAGGTGTTTGACTAATACTAAATTGTTTAAATATTTGTTGATTTTGTGATGTAATATCAATATTAAAACCAACGACTTTATTTGAGTTAGCCCAATCTTTTTTATCCATTTGATTTTCAATTAAGGGGTTATCACTTGCCCTTCTGAGGTCGAAAGCGTCATCCCTATACCTATAATCAATATTATCTTTCATATCCAAATGTTCACTTGGTTTGTTAGCATAGAAACATAAAAATTTAGGCGAACTATTTCTATAATCTACATTTAAGAATGTTCCAAACAATGTATTAGCAAAATCTAAAGACCCATCAGGTTTTGGGGTTGGGTTTTTTAATGCATCCTGAACATTGTAAAAATTAACATAGGACGGTAGCATGAAGTGTTGGAAGTTATTTTGAACTAAAATTGTTGTAACTATATCCAACAAGTTGTTTTTGTATGTCCCACCCTCAATTAGATTTTGTATTTCAAATATATCAACAAGTATTTTATCCCCAACATTTCTACTCGCCCTATCAACTAACATAACATCCTCAAATAATGTTTTGTTTTTAAAATCATAACCAGAAATCCAAGTATCATTTAACGCTTTAAACGTTTCCCACAATTCAGTCCTTGTTTGTTCTGTAAATCCAGCTTCAAGACCGGCTCTATTTGTTGATCCATCACCTTCAATAAAAACGGTTGGTAATTCTTTCCTAACCTGAGGCATCATAACATTAATTACATTAAATATGTAAGCATCTGATTGATCAAAATAAGCATTCATCAACCCATAGAATTTGGTTAAATTTAGATTATTATCAACTAACTTTTGACTTGCATATATCTTAATTAAAGGTGCAAAGTCAGCTACATTTTTTTCATTAAACTGTACGTTTAGATCAACAAAAAAATCAGTTATATATGAACCATTATTGGAATATATTAATTTAGGTATTGTTGAGTTACCAACATAATACTCTAACGCTTTCCAAGTTTCCGGATTTTGTTGTTTAGAGTTTGACAATGTAAGTGATCCACCTTGTGTTGGTAATGTTCCATTTTCATAAGGACCATAAATAATTGGGTCTTCAAGGAATTTATTTGAAAACGTTAAAAACAATCGTCTATCAAACATAGATGGGTTACCATATTTAAATACGACATTATAATTAACAAAATTTGATAATATCTGTTGGAAGTTATCATTTTGACTTGTTATAACGCTAGATAAAACTGTTTCTGGCGATGTTCCAGTTGGTGTTTTAACTTTAAGTAATTCTCTCATTAAGTATTGAAAATTCTTATTTCCCTTATCAGATATTAGTTCTGTGGTCGCATTTGGATTTGCCATCTGATTTAAAAGTTGTAGACTTTGACTACCGGTAGTTGTTGGTAATGTGTCAACATAATCATAAATTGACCTACTAAAATTTAAAAATTCAGATTCAAAACTATCTAATGTCTGAATATCAAAGGTCGTAAATAATTCCTCAATATTCGTATATTTTGTTTGGTTACCAGTAATTAAAAAGTTTTGTTGTAGTTTTTCTGTATTAAAAATTTCCTTCATATATGTTTCGGGATTATTTTTAACAACCTTATCATTATCAAACCAACCATATTGTGGTGCATTCCAGAATAATCTAACTGAACCATTAAACATTGCGTTGTTGTTTAATAATTCAACTTTCATTGTCCCATTTTTAAATGCTTCAACTTTTGTTTGATTTATATTAGACCCAAATGAAGGTAAGGTATAATAACCAGTCCCATCTGTCGTTCTAACAACAACAGACCATGGTGTGACCCTCATACTTCTTTGACCATTATTGGGGTCAAAACCTGGAGTTTCAAATATGGTTGAGTTAGTCGTATTAATTAGTTTTAATTTACCCGAAGTAATAAGTGGTTGTATCTGTGATGATCCAATTCCTTGTAGAAAAGCATTTGCAACAACAAAGTTTGATGTCGTTGCGGTTTGACCTGAAGATATTGAGTAAGTTCCAATTCCTCCATTTACACCTGACAACTGACTTAATATGGTTACATTACCATTTAAAGACGCACCATTTAATATTGTGTTAGCAGATAATATATTACTATCAATCGCAGTAACCTTTAATGGTGAGTTGGCAACAATAAAGTTTGACGTAATTGCGGTGGTTGGTGTAATTAAATATGTTCCATTATCGTTTGTTGTTCCAGTTACCTGAACCCCCAAAGTTAAAGGTCCATTAGTTGATGGTCCAACAATAATAGTCCCACTTGTGATTCCACTACTTGTAAGATTAGTTATTTTAGCATAACTTTTTATAACAAAATTTATGTTTGTTGCAGTTATAGAAACCGGCATAATATAAGTTCCCGTTCCACCTGATACTCCAGATATTTGGGACAATATACTTGTTGTCGCACTTAAGGAGGGTAATTGTATGAGAACATTTGGTTTGATAAAATCATAATCTATTGTGTTAACAGTTAAAACAGTACCGCTCATAGAACAAGTTCCCGAAACGTCAAAAGTTGTGCAATCACCACTTATTGGCGTTATTACACATTTACCCGTAACTTGTGTTTGACCACTAAACAATTTCAACCCTTGTAAAAATACGTTAAAGTCGTCCGTTAATTGTGGATAAAATCCCGTATTAATATCTGTAAATGGTTGAGTACCTGTCGTGTTTTCTAAAACAATGTCTCTTTGTGTTCCATCAATAAGTAAATTAAAACTTTTTGTTGCTGCAGAATTAACTGGATCCCAATTTTCTAAATAATTAAAGTTTTTCCATACAGGATCTAATATGTCTTCACCACTTTCTTTATAAACTTTGTATCTGTGCCAAATAGCCCCATATTTTAATATCCAAGAGTATGGTAATTTATGAACCGCACCAAACTTCTTTAGTGTTGATAATATGTAATCCAAATCGGAAACCGCTCCGTCTTTTAACGTTTTATATTTTTCTCTTAAAGTACCAAGTGGTAAACTATTTAAAAATAAATAAGCAGCTGTTTTATATGGATATTTGTCCCCTTGTTTATATCTAAAATTAAATACCCCCTGTTGTATTGCATTTATAAAATATGGGGTATTCAACATTGACGTTGTTTGATTTGGTGTAAACCAATTATTAGTATAATTTACATACTCTAAATTACCCTCAGTAACAACTTGATCCTCATATTTTCTTGTGTCATAAAAATCCTTTAGAGTTTCAGTTGTCGGAGTAACTATTGTATTTTCAAAATTAAAATGTGTAAATGGTCTCTTATCATTATTTGTGTCGGAATTTAAAAAGTTGGTTAATGTCTTATGTATGTTGTTATAAGATAAAACCATTTTTGTATCAAAAGATTCTTCAACATTATTTAAATATTTACCATACGCTAGATTATCTTTATCCCATTTTAAATTACTTAGTGGGTATGTATCGGTAAAATCAAACTTATTTGATGAAGATGAATTTGCAAAATACTGTTCTAAGTTATTTAAATTCTTAGTATTTGATAATGAAAGGTTAGGTTGGGATTTAAGTGATTGAATCAAATCCGAATTATATAACAAATTTGGGTTTTGTGATTCATTTTTAAGATATGGGGTTACAAATTCCCCCCTAATAAATGATTGCCAACTATCCCCCTGACCTTCGTTTGATATATGTCTTAAGAATGGAACAAAATTAGCCCCGTCAACTAAATATTCTTTTAATTTTTTAGATAAAAATGGGTTATCGGTTCCCAAACTTTTTAATACGTTTGTGGCTTCATCATCACCTTCCGCCTCATAGACGCTAAGATCATATCCACTCATCCTATTCATTCTACTATATAATGAGTTTACTAAAATTCTCTCATATATTTCATAATAATATTTTGATTCTTCTTTGTTTTGGAATACTTCGTTTGTAACTGGAAAATCAATCGCGTTTAATGAAATTCTTGAAGGTTGGGTGTCAATAACGTTACTCTCACCCCCTTTATCGTCACTATTTAATCGTTCGGTATATCCTTTAATAAATTGTTCAACAAATTCAACTTCAGGCCAAATTTCAGGATTATAAGCCCTATACGCACTAGCAACATTTTGAGCCCCAGGATATATTACTTCAAACTTTTCTTGTTTATCTGACCCAATAGTTTCCTGTATTACCTGCGGCCACGGATAAATAGGTTCATTATTTTGTGTTGAGGTTTTTACGTCAACGCTTGGTGCTGTTGTTATATTTCCAAATATTGCGGCTCTTCTATATGGGTTTTCCCTTTGATCCCAAGCCTTTTTATGAACTTCATCCAATAAACCAAGAAACGCCTCCCCTTGACAATAAAAAATTGCAAGTATGTTTCGTATTGAGGGCATAAAACCAAGACCGTTCTTTGGGTCATTAAATTTTGCTGCCAAATTTTCAGTAATTAATTTTTCACAATTATTCCTAATGGTGGAGGCTTGTTTTGCCATATCACTAGTTATAGACATAAATGAATTTGGTCCATCAAAATAATATAATCTTGCTTGAATCGCAAGTAGTATATCGGTCGATAAATTAGTTTTAAATGTTTCAAACTTAATTGGGTCTATTGTACCTTGTGTGGTATTTTGTTGAGATAAATAAGTTTTTTCAAAGTCCACATCGGATTGAGAAGCTATTTTTCTTGTTAAAGTATCTATGGTAATACTATTAGGTATCTCTGATGGGATCACAGTTGTTCCAACGGTATAACTTCCTTTTATTCCAAAGATTTTATTCTCACTTAATTTTAAGTTATAATTTGTTAGATACCCACCTAATTCGGCAATAGCGGCTTCTCTTTTTTCTGGGTTAAGTTCTTTTTTAAAATTATATACGCTTTCACCTGTTGATTTTAAAACGATAGGATTCTTAGTGTCCATATATTTGTTATACCAAGATGTCGTATATATAAAAACTTTTTGTTGGAACCCTAAAAGTTCGTTTGTATAATTTGTCATTTCAGTTAATGATCCCAAATTTTCTTTTGCGAACTTGTCTAAAATATCTTTAATAAAATTTGATAATCGATATTTTAATTGATTAAGTGTTATTTCGGGAAAATTATCATCTATTAATCCTTTAGATTTATAAATTGAATAAATTTCCTTCATCTTTTGATACCCTCTACTAACGATGGTTGGTGTTGCTAGTGTAGTTGCGTCATTTGCATTACCTTGCTCTGCAGTTCTTGTTGTTTGGGACACCTTATTGTTATACATGTGGGGTACCGCCATTAAGGCTCCAAAATTAATATAGGATAGTAGGGTATATTTATACCCATAAAATTTCAATTTAACTTGAAAATTGTGTGTAGCCGGATCAAAAGTAGACGTAAAAGATTGTAACATTATTGGCATCTTAACCGCCTTACCATAGTAACCTTTAATTGTTAGAGTAAATTGTGGATATGGTAGTTGGAAAAAAGCAGCATATGGAGAATTATTTCCACCCTCAAACAAAGCCCTACCTTTAACGTCTTCCAAATCAACATCAACAACGGGTAAGAAATCAAGTCCAACACTTACTTTAACCGATTTCATTCCCAAAAGCCCATTATCAACAGCACCAGGTGTCCCGTTTGATGATAGATTTTGGGTTATATAATAGTCATCAGATTTGTTTGGGTTCTTAACCGAGGTTAGACTTGGTTGGTTTACACCTTTACCTTGTAATGTGTTTTTTCCTGTTAACTCATCAGCCCAAGCGTTATCCATAAAAGTTTTAAATCCTGGATTTAAAAAATTGATTTTACCTACCGATATAGTCCTTTGAGAATCATTCATCGCAGTTCCAACGGCTAACTTTGTTCTTGGTAAGACATTACATTCAAGGTTCACATAATAAACTAAATCCTCTTGTTTAACTAACCTATCTTTTACATTACCTTGATCGTCAACAAGCTTATTTGGGTCTATAAGTGTAATGTTATCGTAATCAAACTCAACTAATATATTTTCACCGTTATCTGCCATAATAGAAAAACTGATTATTTATAACATTTTTATAATCTTGTAAAGAAGCTACTAAAGGAAATGGAATTGTCAATACCGCACCATCCGGAATGGCAAATTCATATCCGGTGAATTGTGGGTTTGCCATTAGTATTAACCAACCGAAGTATGGTGTTCCATAAAATTGTTGGGATGCTTTATCTAATCTAGATTGACCAACAATATATATGTAATTTTTGTCCGAACTCTTTGCCGGTAGGTTCACATAAGGAACAACCGTCTCTTGTCCGTTTATTAAAAAATCTGTATATCTATTCCAATATTGTTCTGCCATTTTAATTAAAGGTTACTTTTCCGTTAAACTTATCATTATTATTCAAGTTTTTACTTGAGTATAAATCTTTTATTCTTTTCGTTCTTTGGTTAACATCATCTGTTGGTGGTGTAACATAATTACAAGTTTTTACCGTTGTTTCGGGTAATTTATATTTAACCGCATTTTGATATGCAAAAGAAGTTGTATCAGTCTTTAAGTTGTCAATTTCCTTAACTAATGAAGCATTAATGATATCATATTTAACTTTTAAATCGTTACAAACTATCTTTATTCTTTCAACCAATCCAGGGTTTGACTTAATTTCAGGCCCACTAGTTAGTTCATTTATAAAAATTGTTAAATTTTCTTCTTTTGTAAATAAGGGAGAGAATGCAATATAAAATCTATTTTCCTCACAATTAATAATGTTTACATTAAAAGAACATCCATCATTACCGATAGTTGAACTATTTTTTTGATACAAATCTAACCCAATATAGTAATTAACATCAGCATTAAAGTCATTAATTGTTCTTTTAATACAACCAGGTTCTGATCCCAAATAAACATATTTAATGCTTCCAGATGTTGTTACCGGACCAAATAAAGTGTCACCACTTAATTGATAAACCGTAGGTTCATTTGTATCTAACAACACACCATCAGTTTGGTATACAACCATATCCATTTGTCTAAATATGTAATTTAAATCTTGTTGTATTGTTATTAAATTTTGAGTGTTGTTTTGTATTAAGTCTAATATCGCTGTCTGTCGATTAGTTGCGTTTGTTGTTAATTTTTCTTTTAACTCTCTGGTTTGTTTATTAGTTAATTGGTCGTTCTTCAAACCAACTAAAATAGGCGTATCACCACTATCGATATCTTTCTTAACTTTAGCGATTAAATCTTCTGTGTATTGTAGGTATTTATTTGACTTACCATATATTTCAACATCAGTTGGGTCAACATACTCAGAAAGAACTCCCTTAGTATATGACCTATCTTTTGACGCTAATTGTAATACACCATAATTATAATCCGTTGTTATTTTTTCTAACATGTCGGTATATGCGTTAAAATACTCAACCAACTTATCTTGTAACGACGTTAATAATGTCGTATAATCCATTGTTGTTGGATCGGTTATTGATCCAATAGTTCCTTGACCCTTTTTAGGTTGCACACTATTAACAACCGCAGCATTTGAGGTGCTTACAATTGGTAGAGCTCCATTTATTTTTTCAACAACATATTTATCCAACTTGCTTGTATCTTCAGTTGCGACCGCTCTCTCATCATATATTTCAGTATTTGCGTAGTAGTTAAATGAAAGTGCGTTTTGTAATTGTTGAACTGGTTCTTTAAGTCCCATACCTCCAATTATATTAAATGACATCGTTACATTACATATCATAGGTTGTACGCCAATGCCTTCTGGGTTTAAATCTAAAGGTGACCCATCATAATTGAAACTAATATCTGTTGGAACAATTTTACAATGGTAAAAGTCACCAAATCTTAATACCAATATTGGTGGTGCTCCAAATGATGTGTTTAACGCATCATTGTATTTTGGTCTTCCATCAGGACCTATAACAGGTATGGTTTGTCCCGGTCTCGTACATTGATTTAAGAATGTAAGTCTCGCATTTAATCCTTCAGGTGTCATTGAGTGAAATGCCGGATTAAAGAATCTAATTTTATCTTTAATTGTGTCATAAACCATTGGGTTAGATTCCTTAATAACCTCAAAGTAATCACATTCACTGAAAAGGTTTCTTAATATTTTTTTAGAGATTCCTTCTTTAATTTTTTGTTCTACCGTTAACTTAGCTTCAGGTTTAATACTTTGTGTGGTTGCAGTTAATGGAACTGACACATTACTCACTTCTTTAGTTGGGTCAGGCGTTGTAACTACTTCTACAGGAATAACGGGATCAACAGGTGGTATTACAACATCAATGTTTTTAATAGCAACTCTCCTACATCCCATCGCAGGTATACTATAAACTTGAGCATTATATGAATCCACAATCTGTCCGGCGGTATTTATCCTTTTAGTTGTTGTACGACAGTTAAGATCCGCATTTAATACAGTTCCGTTGTTTGTGGAATTAACACTAATATCATTACCGGTTGATGCTGTAGTTAGTGGTAATTTTTGATTTTTTGGAATAACAATCTCTTCTCCATTAGAATCAAAAGTAATTTTAAACTTACCTAAATCGGCATATGTTTTGATTGTTTGTGTTCCCCCACTTAAAGGTTGAGCTAAAAACCATTTAAGAACTGAATCATTTCTTCTTTTAGATAATGCAACATTGTAAGCTTCGGTAGCCGGAGCAGATGCTGAACCAACCAATTCAATTGTTATTGAACCTTTAGATTTAACTAAAACATCATCAATTTCTTTTAATAGTTCTGATTGGATCACAGTAAAATTACTCTCAACAACATCTGTAAAGAAGTTGGGTATGCTACTTGCGGAATATATAGTTCCAGCGTTATCAACCTTTGCAGGTGCTTTTGTTTGGTAAACGCTTTTTTGTCCAAGATATGTATTATAATAAACATTAAATGGTTGTGCCGCAGTTGTATTAGGATTTGTACCAGGAATGTCATTATCAAAATAAAACCCTAAACCTTCAAATTTATTCAAATCTGGTGGTGTTGGGTCAGCAACTGTTACCGTACCAGCATTACCCGTATTTAAAGGTGGGTCAACCCCTGCGGCATTTCCTGTCGATGTCCCTACTGTGCCTTCAGCGTTTTGTGGTATTGATTCAAGAACTATTTGTTGTTCCTCTACCGTTAACCTTGGGTTATTTAATATTTGTTGATAAGTATATAAATCTTTGGCCGGTATTGTATTAAATTTAATTGCCAAATCATACAAGTCATATTTTGTGCATCCAGCAAAAAATGAATCGACAATACTTTGGACTCTCTCTTTTGTTGCCCCCTTCATTTGTTTTTCAATAATTGTATTCATCACTGAAGGGTTATCTACAATGATAGTCCAACTTAATGATCCGCTTCTACTTGTATTCTTATATGTATAAATTGGTTCGGGTCTCCCCAAGAATGTCGTTGAATTGAAATCGGGTTTTGTCGAATCGGAAAATTTAATATTATATGGTGGAAACCACATTATACGCCCACCATTAGGTCCTTTCTCACAAACAGGTAACTCATCATATGTGAATCCAGGTCTATCTGAAGTTCTCCAAGCTAAGTTCTCAATGGAGAACATATATTTTTTAACTTTACCATCAACGATATTTGTTGATCCAGGATTTTTTAATGGGGCAATGTTTAAGTTATATGTGTTATCTAAAATTGAATAGTCAGCTCTTCTACCATCTTTTGTTATACCGTCAGTTTTTTGTAGGTCGGCATATGTTAAATAAGGAGTATCCTTTTGGAAGATTCTACAGTATTCAATTCCCGCTTGGGTTCCATCTGCTTGGTTTACATATGAAAGAACACCAGAACCTTTGGTTATCTCTTTATAACCATCATTAAAAACTTTAGAAACTTGGTTGATTGCAGTACCAACATGTTTTAGTCTTGCTTGACCTTGTACCTGATCTGCAGAATTTATTAAAGCTTGAGTATTGGCAAGTATTGATCCAGGTTTAAATGGAATTTCTGTGGATTGGTATTGTAAGTAATCCCCAGTAATCATGTTAAATTCACTATCCATACTACCGTTACCACCACCAGCTGTTGCGTGGAACCCAGCATTTCCCTTATATTTTGGTGATGTCCAAACTAATTGACCTGCGGTACCACCACCATCACTATATGATTTACCTTTTAATCCAAACTTAATTAGTTCATCATTACCCTCATATAATATCCCCAATTCTTGTGGACCATAAACAATAGATTCTAGTTGTACTCCAAAAGCATTAACAGGTACTTGATTTGCCGGACCATCAATTTGTGATGGTTCAGAGTCTTTACTACCAACATAATAACCACCACTCTGTGGTTTATCCTGATCTAATAAGTTCTCAACACCAGCTATTAAACCACCAATAATACCTCTATTATATGAAGGTCTATATATATTATAATCTAAAGCGGAAAATAATGCCGATCTTTGTCCGTTACCTGTGTTAGCAACGAATATTTCGGAAGGGTTTCTAAATTTAGTTAATATCGGAGCTAATAACCCACCTGTTAAAGCGTTTGGCACCCCTAAGGCCGCAATAGTCTGAGCCGCATTAACGGGTTGGTCATTATCAAAATAATCTCCAGGTATAAACGATACAGGAAAATAAGTTCCTGTAAGTCTATTCGCTAAAGATACTGCCGCCAATATTGGGTTCTCAGGTACGGTAATTTTCCAATTTCTAATAAAGAATGGTTGTTGTCCCGTCGCCAATAAACTTGCTGAAAATGGGTCTGTTATCGTATCTAAATTTATTGACCCTATAGTTGCTTGTGATATCTCTTGAGCAATTCTTTCGTTGAATGCAAATTTTAATTGTGATGCCCCAATTTTTGCCAAATATGTATCTGAAGATAATAACCCATTAGATCCTGTTGGATCATCTTGGAAGACAATACTATATGTTGAGTATGATGAATAACTATAATATCCTGGATCCCAATATGGTTGATAAATATTTCCGTTACCTATTATATCAGTTATGATGACAAGGTCTTTATATCCACCTGAAGGTCCAAATTTATTAGTAACGTAGGCAGATTCAATAAAGAATTCGTTTATAACATCTAATTGTGTGTCTTGTGGGGCATAAGGACCTTGATTGGTTCCTTCCGGATTGTTTGTTGAGGCCACGCTATTGATCCCGATTGGGGTGGAGAATCCTCCTTCTGGTCCAAATTCGTTTAACGGATATAGTTCATTAGCAAATAAATTTGTTGATACTAAATTATTTGGTGAATCGGCAACATTTGATACGGTTAATACGGTTTCGTAGTCAATTGGATTTCCTGGTGACGTATAGGCCCCCGGAACATTATACGGGACTAGATTCTTAACTAACAGTTGTTTTCTAAATACCGATGAATTACCAAATGATAATGAACTATCTGACATATGTTTATTTTATAAATACAATATTATTGATTTTTAATCGGGTTATTGATTTTTTGCTCCCACAGTTGCTACCGGCGCGTAGTTTGATCCGTTCATTAATTCTGATTTAACTTTTGTATCTTTAAACATCTCTAAAACAATGTTATGTATTTCTTCTTTTGTCATATTGGTACCACCATTTACATTAACGTCAAGTTTCATATTAACATCACTTGTTGATTTAGTCTCAGAGTTTTTTCCATAATTTTCTATCAATATATTTTTTGTATCCTCAATTACGTTACCCGAAACTTTTACTAACCCACCTAATGCGTCTTCAGTTAAATTTTTAATATTTACAACTAAGTCTGTTCCTGCCTTTGTTAACGCAGCCGCATCACCTTTTAATAACCCAACTGCGGCGTCTTCAACAGGTTGGGCAATAGACCCAACAGTACCTCTAATCCCTTCTGTTGTAACGGCATTAGACGTATTACTTGCAACACTTTTTTCGATACCTTTAAGACCATAAAATAATTTACTTAATGCGGGTACCGTCGCTCTACCAAATTTAGCAGAATCTATTAGAGCTGCGTTATAGTTTTTAATTTGTTCTAATTCACTTAATTGATCAATTGCTAATTCTTCAATACTTTTACTTGAGTCGTCTTGAGCATTTTTTAAACTATCAATATCTTTTGATGTAAGTTGATCAACTTGTTTAAGTTCTACTATACCTGTTTGTTCATTTTTAACGTTAATCGTTGCCTTACCATCTTTAAGTTGGGCCATAGACGCAATCATTTCTTTTGTTTGCGGATCTTTGGCTAATTCTGGAAATTCAATCTGTGACATTTTTCTATCAAAGTCTGCGGCATTTATTGACATTTTTGCAAGGTCTTCAGATGTCATTCCCATTGCGTCGGCAACCTCACGTAATCTACGTTTTGCACCTGGCATTATCTCCATTTGACCACTTTCTTTATTAAACTTAGTAAACTCTTTTGAAATATTTACCATTTCATTTTGAAGTGCTGCAGGATCGTTTTGAGCTAAGTCCATAGCCTTTAGTGGGTCCAATAATGCACTTGACGTAACACCTAACCTTTGTAATGCGGCAGACATAGTAATTGCTTTATCGGGATCCATAAGATTTTCAGTTGTCCTAAATACCGCCTCCATACTAATGCCTAATCTAGCCGCTTGACCCGCCATTGACGTTAAACCTTTAATACCTCCTTCAAAATTATATAGATTCATTTTACCTAGGTTATCAACAACTCCTTTTGAAACTGCACCAACCGAAAGACCAACGCTTTTAGCGTAATTAGCAACATCCTTCATTTGGTCACCAACGTCGTAAATTGAAACTCCGACTTCTCTAAAATTGGCCGATAATGTACCAACATCTTGACCTGTGAGTTGAGCGGCTGCGGACATTTCAATTATCGCTTCATTACCAATACTTGCGGCAGTACCTAAACTTTTTGCGATAGAAGCAAAATTAGTAACAGCATCCTTTTCAGATAGTCCCATTTTTACTAACTCAGGAGATGTTTCCGCTATGGAAAACCTAAATTCGTCAAGTCTTGCTTTTGACGCCCCAAAATTTTGTTGGAGGCTGGTCCCTAATTCATCCAACTGGCCAAAAGCCTCCCCACTAGTTTTACCTAAAATATTATATGTTTCCGATAATGCATTTGCTGCGTTTGTTGCAATTTTTTCAAGATTAGTTAAACCTAAATTCCAAGTTAAAGTTTTGTCCCCAATTACCTCACTTGTACCATCGTTGGATTCAGATATTGTAGTTTTTAAACTTTCATTTTCTTTTCTCATCTCCTTACTTAACTTTAATAACTCATCAAATTCCTTTTGTTCTGCAGGTGTCATAATAACATTCTTTTACTATATAAATATTTTATTTTTTGTTTTGTCCTTCCTCAACAAATTTTCCAATTAAATATTTACGAACATAGGTTGGCATGGCATAAAATTCAGAGTATTGAGTTCTAAATATTTTTGAGAAATAATAGAACTCGTCCAAAATAGTTGTCTTATATTGATAGGAAAGGCCGAAAAAATTCCACCCCAAAAGCAATGTTCACAACTGCTTTTTCTCCTGACGGGGCGATAACTTCTTTTGATAGATCAAGTCTTGGTTCATTATCGAAAACAAATCGTCTAATATATTTAGAATCGGATATTGGCATTTGGTCAACAAAAATTGAGATTTTTACCCTGTCTTCATCACCATCTATTGATACAATATGTTTCATTAATTTAGTTGTAATTGTAGGTGGGGTTCTATCTGAAGGGTAAGATTTTAATTGTTGGTCAATTTCAATTTTGTCCTTAATCGTTAAAAGTTTTAATCTAACTTTTCTTTTACTAACAGGAAGGGTCGTTTCAAATGTTCCATCCTCTAAAGGTTTTTCTGTTGTTTTCTTGTAATTTAATTCGTCCAATAAAATTTTTGTAGTAAAAGATTCATCAGTCTTTGGGTCAATAACATTAATCGTATATTCAGGACCAAAAGAAGTGTTTCTTAAAAATAATAAGATTGCCTCAATGTCACCATCCAAAAGTTCTTCAGGTCTTAAATCTTTTTCAAAGACCTTATTCCTTAATAAAGGTAAAATAATACCCTCATTTATGTTTTTTCTTGAATCAATATCGGCTAAAATATTTTCATCTGTAGCGGTTAAATACCCAATTTTTATTGATTTCTTTTTTGATTTGTAAAATATACCTTGACTAGGTAATTGTATTACATCGTGTGGTAAATTAAATTCGGCTTGTCCTGCCGAGTAAGCATCTTGTTCCATATAGTTCTTTTTATTTTAAAAATAAGATTATGTTATTTTTAGTAAATATTAAAAATTATATAGAGTAAAAAAGAAAAATCCATACACATTAAGAGTATAGATTTTTAATTTGATCGTAAAGGGGTATGTATTAATTTAGTAAACTAATATACAACGATCCATTTGTATAGAAGAAGTGATACCCGCAATAGCGTCAGAACTATAAGATAAAGACCCACCATCATAACCTGTAAGGAAAGCTCCCTCAATAATCCATTTCTCAACAACAACACCTGTTGGATCAAGCATTTCCAAATCAACATTTTTTTTATATCCGGCAGCATATCCCATTCTACCTGTTACAGACTCCGCACATAGACGAATCCATTCCATAACCGCTTGAGACGCTGAAGGTCCGATTGGATCTCTAAACTTAACAGAAATTGGTTCCCATTTAAATCTTCCCGCAACATATGTTGAAGTATTCAAGAATTGAATTTCAGTTGAAGCAATGGTTAATTTTGGTCTAGCCGTTGTTTCAACATACCACTCATTAATTCCAAGTGACGAAGGAAATCTTAAAATCCATCGGTTTTCCCTTTTTGGCTCATAGGGTATGGGCATTTTCATTAATAAATCAGCCATTATTTGTTTTTTATTTTTTTGTTTATTTTTCTATTATAAATACATGTAATAATTTTTTTTTCTATTTACTTACACTTTTTTTTCGAATATCTTCTTACTAGATCTGGTTATTAATTATTATTCATATTCTTCTTTTCCTTTTTTAGATGTAGCATAAATCTTTAATTCATCTTTATCTGGAAAATGTTTTCTCATTGTATTCACATTTCTTATGTCGTCATCTGAAAAACCAATAAAAGGGTTAAAATAATTACTTATTTTATTCTTCATAAAAGCTTTCTCTTGTAATTTTTGAGACATTTGTTTAACATATGTCATAAATTCTTTCATATATCTAACTTTTAATTCTTCCGGATTTGCAGCTGAACCCTCACCAAAAGTTACTGGATAATATTTACACATATCCAAATAAGTATTTATTAGTTCATCATCTGATAAATCATCCTCATCTGATAATTCTCTATATTTTTTAAGATTTTTAACTAACTCACTTGAAGATATCCCGTGTTTGTTTTGTTTTATTAAATTATAAATGGAATTTCTAATCACCGATGGGGTATGTCCCCTTGCTGTAACGATTGCAAAAATTGACCCGTTATTAACCGCCTCAACAAAATCAGACCAAGCAGGACCTGTCTCAGCAGTCATAGAATCTTTTATAAATAACTTATCACCAGGAACTCTGAAGTTCTTAAAAGAATCGGCATCAAAATCAACTATAGTATGTCCTTCATATTTAAAAGGTTTTTTACCGACCTTAGTCCTATGTTCCGCAAAATCTTCGGTAGACATACCAACAGAATTTCCCTTATCGTCCTTTAAATATATTTTGGTTGGCATATACATTAGATTGTCATCCCAGTCAAAAGCATAATACTTCATAGTGGGGGTCATCTGATCGTGAATAATCTCACTAATGATTTCTCTTACCGTATTTTTATAATCCATATTAATAAATATCTTGTTTAACAAAAAAGGGTAACTTTCGTCACCCTTTTCTTTTGTGTTTGTAGTTTAAACCGATTTATATGTTCTCAAACGATGCTCCAGTTGGAGTAATGTAGAAGGTTATATCTATAAATTCTAATGAACGAGTAGGTTTTATGTATATCTTACCTGTCATTTGGTTTCTATCTAAATCTTCAGGATCGTTGGAAACGGTAACTCTAAAGTCATAAAGACCTCTGTCTCTTCTAATCGCATCTAAGATTGGATTCACTGCATTTAAGAAGTCTTGTCTTACTTGTGCGTCGTTTTGTTCAAACAATAACCTCACGGATACCGCTGAAATTAACTTACGAGCTTGTAATAACAATCTTCTAACGTTAATTCTGTCAAGAGCAGACTCTCTAACTTGTAGAGTTTTGTTACCCCAAATTACGGTACCAACATCAGAGAAGGTTGCAATTGGGTTAATTCTACCATTATAAAGTGTGTCTCTATCTTCTTGTGTTAACTTCTTACGTGCTTTAATACAGTTAACAATACCACGAGTGTAACCTGCCGCTGCGAACCAAGGGAATGCAATGTTGTCAGTTAACGCCAAGTTTCTTGTTACTTGTGCTGTTGGTGGAATATAGATTTGAGTGTTGTTCACACTATCTCTTGTTAACACCCAAGGGTAGTAAGTACAAGTGTAGTTAGAGTCAATACCTGTGTTCTCTAAATTATCTACCGCTTCAGTTGGGTAGATTAATCCATCCCCACCAGTAGTTGAAGGTAAAAACAAATCGTAATCAGGGGTTGTTGTAATATACAAAGAGTCAGCTCTATTGAATTCAATCATGTTAACCGCATCTTCTACCAAGTTACTATTATTCACATAATCAATTCCTGGTGTAACAAATACGTTTATGTTTGTTGCTTCAGGGTTTGCAAATGTTTGTTGACCTAACAAGTATGCGTAGTAGTCAGTATTCGCAAAATCCATAGTTCCGTCACCAATCGCAATTTGTTTAAATGCTCCCCAACCTGTTGCAGATGGGTAAAGTGTACTTGGACAAGCTCCTCGTAAGAACCCTGGTCTACCTAAAGAAAATTGATCACTATTTGTTCTATATTCTCTATATATATCCCATCCGTCAAATCCGCCTTGTACTAATAAGTTGAATTTACGAGCGAATAACCTATAGTATGGGTTTGTTGGTGAATCCGGATCAGTAATAAATTGAGCGTTACCACAAACAAATCTTGGATCACCACTTGTTGAGAACTCAGGTCCGATTGTGATACCACTTGCATTTATATCCATGTGGAAACCAGCTGACCTATAGTTAAATGGAACACTATCAATATCACAAGAGTTGATTGGATTTCTCTTACCAACATATTCGTAATAACCAGGATCCCATCCGTAACTATTAGAAATACCTAAGTATGTTCTTCTTACATTATCACCACTACTTAAAATAGCGTCATTGTTTCCGGATGATAAACCAAATGGTGGATCGTAAACTACTTCTCCCGGATAATCGTATTTTGCTTTAATGATTGGGAACGCTGATTTGGCTCCAGCATAATTTCTAAAATTATATCCGTTGAATCCACAAGGAAGTGCATCTATCGGAGCATCCTCATTAATTTCAACCATAATGTATTTAGACATTAAAGTATATTCACCATCTAATGTTCCAATCTTAACACCAATAAAGTTGTTTTGTCCTGGATCCATTGTACAATTTGTAAATTTCTCAATAACAACAGGGTTAGCATCTGTATCAAAGTAATCCCTCACTAAGACATCAAATGTTCCATTATTAAATGTTTGATTAATAATTGATAATTTAAGTAGTGTGTTAGCACCATCACCATCTGAAATAGTATAGAATCTAAATAGGTCAAAAACTTTATTACCTCTTAATTCTGATACAACCCATGGGGAGTTTGGTGTTTGATATCTATCTAAATACCAACCTATTGAGTTAATATCACCACTTTGTGCTGAGTCTAATTCAACTAATTGAGAACTTAAACCTCTAATATATCCTTTATTCCAAGAATGGTTTAACCATGACTGGAATACTTCCTCACAAAATAATGGAACCGTAATTCTTGGTTTTTGGAAATTAGTAATACCAAATACTTTAGTAATATATTCTGGATCATTTTGACTTAATGAAGTTTCAAACGTGAAGTTTGTTCCTGTTTTATCAACCACATTTACTGCGAATTGCAAATAAGGGTTTTTACCTACACCGAAGTATTGTCCTGACATATTCAAAGTTACGTCTGTAACACCAGTTACTTGGTATGCAGGTTCTGGTTGATTAGGAGCATAAGTTGAAATACCTCTTGATCTTAATGTTGTAACAACAACGTCATCATAGTTTGTGTATGAAGTACCTGTGTAGTAGTAAATCTTACCAACAATACTTCCCTGATAACAGTTTATATTAACCGGTGTTGGTGTTGGTGTTGGTGATGTAAATGGTGACGGTGTAATACAAGGATTAACAGATGATGGTGTTGGCGTCGGAGACGATGAAACCTGTGGTGTAGGTGTGGGGTTAGGGTAGTAAGCCGTAATACCTGACACATAAGAAAAGAATGAGAATCCTGAATAAGCCGTTCCGCCAGTGTGGGCGAATTGGGAGTAATACCAAGAATCATTTAACGAAGACGTTAATGATGTGTTATCTAACGAAACTGAAGGAACTTGATAAACGTTTGTTTCTGCTGACCATCCAGCTCCCTGTAATATGTTATAATCATCTGTTGCAATAGAACCAAAATATGAAATCAATTCATCTTCGGCTAGAGAAGGATTTGAATCCGTTATAACATTAAATACCAATTCTTTAATTTGAGCATCTATTGTTGATACGCCACCATTAAATTCTTCATATTGTAGATATAATTGAGATTCAATTGTATCTGGGAATGTTGTCGTATATCCAATAGTTGATGAATCATTCGTACAACCAGTAAACTCAACAACAAATGATAGTTCTTTAGGGTCAACACAAGTTGTTATACAAGTACTAAAATCTGTTACCGAACTTAAACACCAAACATCGATTGTGCTTGGGTCAACATTTGCAATTGTTGTAATTGACCAAGATGGTCCTGCATCATATCCTGATAAACCTAAGATTCTTGTTACAAACAATTGATTTGATTGTTGTAAGTATGCTTGTGCAATATACGCCGCTTCGTATTTTGGAATTTGTGTGTTTACAAACTTTTCTGGTGATACTCCACCAAATACAGATTGGAATTCTGTAAAATTCGTAATGAAAATAGGTTCGAAAGCTGGTCCTATTATTGTCTCTCCAGCGATTCCCAAAGTTGTAACACCAACACTCTGTGCTACAAAACTTAAGTCAACTTCGGACGTATATACTCCCGGAGAAACAAAAACTTTACTATTAGTTGCCATATTTAAAATTTCTTTTAGTTATTTATTTTTATATAAATACTTGTTAAAACATGAAAAACTTTACATAAATAAAAGTATTTATATAATGGTATGATTTTATTCTACCTTTTTTCTACCCTATGGATAAAGACATTAAGAAGATAAAAAACTTAAAGATTGATATTGAAGTTCATTCAGTATTAAAGAAGTATTGCGATAAACGTGGTATAAAGATGTATCGATTTTTAGAAAATCTTATTTTAGAAAAATGTAAGGAAAAAAAAGACATTTATGGTGAAAACTAAATTAGTGATTCACTAAACAAAATACTGGAAGGTTTATTGGGGTCAATAGGGGTAACATCAATACGGAGAACATCTCCGGTGTTTATTTGAATTGTGGACACATCAGTACCATAAAAATCGTCGTTAATATAAACCTGATAAGACGTAATATTATTAGTTTCAAACGCAGTGACATTACAAGTATATTCGTAAAAATGTTCTTCAGAAGTAACCCCAACAATATAGGATAATGTGAGTTTTGGTGGTATAATAGGGATAGATTTTTTTGTTGGTCTTTTAACTGGTGTTTGATCAACCTCAAACATTTGAAAAGTTCTTGATAATGCTGGGTATACCTCAAACTCGTCCTCATCTAATAAGAACCCCATCATTGTAAATTCGTATTTTTGAATATAATATTTTCTTTTTTCTAAATCTAAAGCCGATTCGTCTGTCATACTATCGTTAATAATAGGGATATAATGTCCTTTAATATTTTGATATGCCTGTTTTGAGGCAAATGTTTCAATAACTTTTTTATTAAACGAATTTATTTCTCTCATTCTATTACAAACAATTACAACAGAATATTTTATATCAACAGGGATTGGTTGTGGTATTTTATATATGTCGGCACCATGTCGGTTACCATCCCAAGTAGGAACTTCCATATAATAATACATTTTTCTATTTGGAATATTATATATTACGGCTGGATTATTTCCGTATTTAACCTCCGGAACTCTAATTGTTGTAATAAATGGTGGTTCAACATTCTTATCTATATTTTGGTAATCCCAAGTTTTAACAAATTGTTCCCAATTTTGGGTTGTTATTAAAATGTCAACAACAGGAACTACTTTACCTTCCGTTGTAATCCCCAACTTATCACGAACAAAATCTAAAAACCCACGATCCAAGTCAGCATGTAATAAAGATTTAGGAAGGTAAGTTCCATCCTTAGAAATCATTTCAGCTAATTCTTCTCTTCTTTGGTGAAGTATTTTTGGATACGTTAATGGTATCGATGGTTTAACGGTATGGTTTTTTGGTAATGCCATTTTCTATATTTTATAATCCTTTAAATTCATTTGGTCCGACAGGTGCCGCAATGATAGTGCGATAGAATGGTTTATAGCCTTTATATGTATGTTTTAAGTCGGAAGTCACACGACCATCATTAACAACGCTATAATATCTAACAAAGTTTTCAGTGTCGTAATACCCAATATAATCACCAAAATCAACATCAATATTGAGGTCTTCCAACGTTTTTAAGTAAACTGAAATCGTAATGTTTCCAGGTTCAAACTGATCTATACGGGATGATCCGACCATTTTATTTTCAGGTACCGCAATACCAACTAAAGCGTTAAACTCAACTGGAGGTAAAAAATTTATCCCGTCTGTTAGAGCTTCACCATAAACATCATCTATCGGTGTTTTGTTTCTATCAACACGATAAAGGACACAAGTGAAGTTCATATCACCTACAATCCATTCCATACCAAGATTAACCTCTAAAAAAAAATCATTTTGAGAAAAAAATTTACCAAGTCTATTTATTGGCACATTACTATTTGACATATATGTTATTTTTTTTTACAAATTTATGTATGATTTTATTACTACAACCATAGATTTTACCAATCTGAACATAATTTAATTCATTTATTAAATGATTTTTTATCTCATCAACCACTAAATTATAAATATTAGATTTTGGTTTATATATTTTATATTGTCTCAATTTTTTATTTATTGTGTTTATATGACAATTAAATAAATTACTAATTTCAATTATGGTTTTATTTTTTACAACATATAAATCATATAGTTCATCACTTTTAATATCATATTTAAAATTAGGATTTTCATTACCAAACTTTTTACTTTTTTCCGCTAAAATTGATAAGGTTTCTTTACTATGTTTTTTATTAAAAAAATTATTTTTTTTACCATAACAATCCCTACATTTCAAACAAGTTTTAGAATAATGGTTTTTTTTATTACCACACAAACAAGTTAAATTTCTAAAACCACCTCTCCAGTTAGGATTTTTTTCTCCTTTGGTGTTATCACTCATTTTTTTCTTAATTTTTTCTGACCACTCTGTATCTGACCATAATTCTTTGATGCGTTCTTTTCTTTTTAACTTTTCGTCTTCTGATAATTTTTTACCTTTATGTATTAGAGATATTTTTTTTTTAGATTCTTCACTATGTGTTTTACCCAACATAGGATTGATATCTCCACCGTCGGTAAGATTATATAAATCAAAGTTTAATTTTCTATATTTTGAAATTTCATATATTTCAGATTGTAGTAAATCATCGTAGGTATTACATTCTTTTATTTGTCTAATTATTGGGATTTTATTCTCATCACTCAAAGAACTGAACCATTTTGAAATAAATTTATTTGTTGGTTTTTTTAAATGGTTTTTTAATCTTTTTTGTAATCCATTTTTTGTTATACCAATATATTTTAATTGATCTGTGTCGGGACAAAATAATCCATATAATTCAAACTTATTCATTATTGATAAATATATATTTATTAGTTATTATTATAAAAAAAGAATTTGGAAAATGTCCAATCAATCATAGAGAATAGAGCTCTCGATTTGTTAGACTCATATAGTGGGGCAAATAACCACATCCTATATTTGCAAAATAAAAAACTAAGTTCAAAAAAGTTTTACCCAACAAGGTCACAATCAGACTATATCGTTAACTATTATAATACAACTCCAAAAGTTGCTCGTAAATGGGTTGACTTAGACACATACTTCGCAAAAAAGTTTGCAGAAGAGAGATACCTATTGGAAACTCCTGAAAAAATTTATATTGAAAAATTATTAGTAGAAAAGGAAAAGTCGTATCATATATGGGGTAAGTTCTTTGAAAAAGATCCATTAACAGAGTTTTGGGTTCCTAAATCTTCCATAATTAAAACACATAATGTTGAAAGAGTTGAGGTTGATTATTCCAAATACGATCACAGACCCCCATTATCTCACCAAAAAGAGGCAATAGAAAAACTTGCCGGTTCAAAAAGATTTATTCTTGCGGACGATATGGGATTGGGTAAAACAACCGCAACCATTATCGCCGCTTTAGAGTGTAACGTAAAAAAGATTTTAATTGTTTGTCCCGCATCTTTAAAAATTAACTGGCAACGTGAGATTGAGAACTATACGGATCGTTCAGTTTATATTGCTGAGGGAAAAAAGTTTTCAACCGAACACGATTTTGTTATCATAAATTATGATATCCTAAAAAACTTTTATGATATAAAGGATAAAGATAACTCATTGATAAGCCAAGGAAATTTTGACCTCATAATTTTAGATGAGGCTCACTATGTTTCTAACGGAACAAGCATACGATCCAAATTAGTTAATTCGTTTACGAAAAATTGTAAAAGAGTATGGTTATTAACAGGAACGCCGATGACAAATAGACCAATGAATTATTTCAACCTGTTATCAATAATTGATAGTCCCGTATCACAAAACTGGATGGCATATGCAATACGATATTGTGGTGGTTACCAATTTACTGCCGGAAAAAGAAAAATATGGAATGTTGCCGGAGCAACCAATTTAGAAGAGTTAAGAGATAGAACTTCTCGACAAGTATTAAGAAGATTAAAGACAGAAGTTTTAGACTTACCAGAAAAAATTATAACACCAGTTTACCTAAAATTAAAATCAAAACTTTATGAAGGATTGATGGGGGAATATTATGAATGGTATAATAAAAATCCAAACGAGAGTAGTTCATTAACGGTTCAGTTTAGTAAGTTAATGAAAGTTCGTCAAGTGATTGCCGAAGAAAAAATAAACGACACTATTGAGTTAGCCGAAAATATTATAGAACAGGGGAAAAAAGTTATTATATTTACCAATTTTACCGACACATTAAATAAAATTGCCGACCATTTTGGAAAACAAGCCGTGAGATTAGACGGATCAACTTCAAAACCACAACGACAACATGCGGTTGATCAATTCCAAGAGAACGATAAAATAAATGTTTTTGTTGGAAATTTAAAAGCTGCCGGAGTAGGAATTACTTTAACTGCTGCTGAAGCCGTAATTATGAATGACCTATCGTTTGTTCCTGGTGATCTAGCTCAAGGGGAAGATAGGGCTTACAGATATGGTCAAAATAATTCTGTATCAATTTATTATCCATTATTTATTAACTCAATTGAGAGCGTCATATATGATATGGTAAATGATAAGAAAAAAAACATCAATACCGTTATGGGTGATGACTTAGATGAAAAGGGAGATATTGTTGAACTTATTCTTAATAAGATACATTCGGTGAAATACTAAATTCTTGATATTTATCAATAATGAAAGTTTCGATCAAACATATAAAATGCGATATGACCAAGGAAGATAAAGTTCTTACTAAGAAATTTATCGCATTCTTACAAACAAAATACCCATTAAGGAATGATTTAAAAATTAATTTTTTAGGGGTTAGAGATAGTGAAATGTCCACAGGAAGTAGGACAATGGATTCAACATTAAAAATACTATCAAAAGGACGACTTAATCGTGATATATTAAGAACTTTAGCTCACGAGTGGGTTCACGAATACCAATTAACAATATTAAACAGAGAACATGGCCCAGATATTGGAGGTAAAAATGAAGATGAGGCAAACGCATTTGCTGGTCAATTAATTAAAATGTTTGAAAAGAAATTTCCCGAAATCCGAGATATGATGTTTGAGGATAAAGGAATTAAAAAAAGGTTGGGAATTATTAATGAACAACTTTTATTAATAGAAAAAGGTGGGGTTAAGGAAAACTTAATTCTTGAGATGAAAAAAATTGGCATTGAAAAATTACCTTATTCTTATTCATCATTAAGTAAGTTCATAGACTCTAAAACTATGGATATTCATTATAACAAACACTATAAGGGTTATGTTAAAAAATTAAATGACGCTTTGAAAAACAAAGATGGTGATATAGAGTTAGAAGAAATAATTAAAACAATTAGTAAGTTTGATGACAAAGTTAGAAATAATGCGGGTGGCGCTTTTAACCACGCATTGTTTTGGAAAATGCTCTCACCAAAGAAACAACTTCCTAAAGGGGATATTCTAAAAAAAATTACATTGGATTTTGGAAACATAAAAAAAATGAAGGATGAGTTTAATGAAGCAGCAAAAGAACGTTTTGGTTCTGGATGGGCTTGGTTATATTTATCAAAAAATAATGAGTTAAAAATTATGTCCACACCAAATCAGGACAATCCATTAATGAATATAGTTAAAGGTGGTGGATATCCACTTCTTGGTCTTGATGTTTGGGAACACGCTTACTATTTAAAATATCAAAACAAAAGAGATGAATATATTAAAAAGTTTTGGGATAGTGTTAATTGGGAATTTGTTAACCAACTTTATGTGTTAAGAACAAAAAACAAACCATTAAAAGAATCTAGAATAGTTAAGATAAATGAGATTGCATTAAGACAACAATCGAAAATAACCTATTTGTGTGAATATACCGAATTAAAAAAAATTAACGACTCTCCGTTTTGTAAACTTAAAGCTTTTAGAGACACACTTACAGATCAAAATCTTATTCAAAGATTAGAACATTCCATACTAATGTTAGATAATTTTTTTAGTAAGAAGATTGTTGGGACATTCCCTCAAATTATAAATCTTTCATTACAAAACCAAGAAAAAACTATAAACTTTTTAGAATTAATTTCTGATTTTATAAAAGATAAAAATTTTAATGAAACAGAAACTTTTAGAGTTTTAAAAAAACAAAAAAATACTTCCATAGCACCAGAAAATTTAGATTCTCTTTTGCGTAACGCAAGATACTTGGAACATCAAAAATACGAAAATAGATTTGTTGGGGATTTCTTCAATAAAAAATCAACAAGATTGCAATTAAATTACGCTTGTTCTGATGACGCAAAAGAAAAATTATTTGATACATTAGTTAAAATTCAATCGGGTCAAGAAACAATAAACTACCATTTTTTTAGGATAACTAATTGTTTATCAAATTCATTTAAAAGTGGGTCACATTACATAAAGGCAGATTTAGAAAGTAAGTCAGACTTTAAAGATGAAGAAGGAAATGTTATTTATCCTAAAGGTTCTTTTTTTGAGGTTAAAAAAATGGACCCATTTATTGATAGTTATTTATCTGAATTCTTTTCAATTTTTAAGGAGAGTTCAATACTTAATCAAAAACCGGCATATATTGAATTATATAATAAGTTAATAGAAAGAATCTTTATATGGTTAGAAAAAAATCAATTGTCTGAAAATTTTTTACAAAAGGTAAAAAGTAAAATGTCGGGGATTTTTTATGAAAACAATATTTTAATACCTACAGAATTCATAGAACTTTATTGGTCTAATAAAGGTCAAAGAGGTTGTGACGAAAAAAGATTATCCATAAGGTTTAGAATAGATCCCAAATACACAAAAATAAATGCGTATAAATTTGTTGATAAAGACATTTTAGAACCAATTGAACTACAAGTACCACCAACCTTAAAGGGTAAGGTTATCTGTCAATAGTTAAGAAATTAATTATAAAGATATTTATATTAAAAAAGTCTTATGTCAATTATAAACGAACCGGAAAGAAGTAAACTTTATCAAAAGATTAGACACTTATTGGGTGCCCCTTTAAGATCCGTTGAATTAGAAGATGAAATGATGGACACATTATTGGAATTCTCAATAGACGACTACTCACAATATGTTCAGGATTGGTTAATTGAAGCTCAATGGACAGCGTTAGATAACCTTAATTTGGATACACAATCTCTCTCAAGAGCGTTCTTAACTAAAAGTCTAAATTATGAAGACAGATATACTTACGCATACTCAAAAATTGTTGGTTTACAAGCTGGTGGTGATTGGGTAATTAAAAAAGATTATGTGCAGTTGGTTAAAAATCAACAAATATATGAAATACCCGCAGGTCGTGAAATTAACGAAGTGTTATGGTTTACCCAATCAACCTTAGATAATGCAATCTTTGGGGTTGGTGGTTTTGGTGGTGTCGGTGAAGGAACTGGTCTTGGTGGTGGTGGTGGACTTGCTCAAATGGGTAATTCAGGAGTAAATTATTTCTTAACACCTGTGTTTGATATGTTGTTAAGAATGCAAGAGATTAACATACAAAAAAGAGTTTTACGAGGCGATTTAACATATTACATTACCGCTTTACCTGAAGGTAAAAAGGCATTACATCTTTTAAATACACCGGGTGGTAGATTTGATTTTGGTAGTGCGGAATTAATGAAAGGTAGAGTTTGGTATTGGTATTATGACTTAGGTCAGGGAGATAGGGACAAATGTTTGGCTGATAACCCCGACATTATTAAATTACCATCTGACGTTCCATTTGATAAATTAAGTTGGTATAAGTTAAATAATCCGGCTCAGGTTTGGATAAGAAGGTGGTTTATTGCCTATTGTAAAGAAACATTATCAAGAGTTCGTGGTAAGTTTAGTGGAAACTTAAAAACTGCCGATGGTGGTGATTTAACTATGGATTATGCGGCACTTGCAACTGAAGCTAAAGACGAAAAGACAAAATTAATTGACGAACTTATTGGACCTGAAGGAAGATTAACAAGACTTAAACCAGAAAAGGTTATGGAAAGAGAGGCCTTACTTGCCGAAAACCTAAACAAACAACTGAAATTTAGGGCAATGCCAAGACAGATATATGTAATTTAATTTTATGCCAATAGTTAGAGAAAAACCAATTAGAAAAACCGTATTTAGAGGAGACAGGTCTTTAGTATTAGATACTTTTGAAACCATAGTTGTTAGTGATGATTTTTATTCTACTCGTGGAGAAACTCTAATTATTGTTAGAGATGTTAATACTTGTAAAATAAAATTAGATTCCACAACAACAGATAAAATTAAAATTAAAACTTTAACAAATTGTATTATTATTCCAGACTTAAATCGTATTGACGAAGATTGGGATGAAATTGCTATAGATAGGGGTGCTTGTGTTGAATTACAACACGTTCAGGGAATTTGGATGATACTATCAAGTGATGGTATGAAGGTTGGGTAAAACTCAGTTAATATGTTCTTCCCACCCTGTTTCAGCTAATTCATAAATATAATTAGGATCAACACCCACAGAATCCCAAAAATCAATCTCACCTTGTTCCATTTTGATTAAGTTTTCATAAACATCATCTTGGTCTTCAGGACTGAATGGTTTACCATTAATTAATTTACATTGACCTGAAGTATAAAAACTTCTATCCTCCGGATTTTTAACCAATAATGTATCTCTAACCTCATCATCAAATACGATTAACAATGGTTCCACTCGTTTATTGAATGTTGCAATTGCTCGTTGGATGTTGTATTCACCTAACATTTCAGGATTGTTTTCTAAATCAGAAGGTTCAATACGATAACAATTTAATTGGACGTGAGACCCCAAAATAGGTTTACTACCATGTTCCTCAAAAAATAAATCCACTTCTTTTTTTGGCATTTTTTCATTTATTTTCTGAACATCACCATGAGACGCCTTATTTCCATTGTTCACGTATAAGATTACATCACCAAGATTAGATTGTATCCCATCTCTAATAATAAGTTCCATATGTGCTTGTCTTGACATTAAACTACCCGACTTTGTTGTTTGTTTACTACGTTTAATGTAATCCTCAACACTTATTTTAACTCTTGCTTTTGATGCGATCTCCGCCAAAGGAACCCTTAGGTCAAATATCTTTTGAATGTATTCATAATACCAATCAATAAATTCTTTTCCCTCACCTCTAAGTAATTGTTTAACTCCCTTATCCAAAAACTTCTCAATGTATTTTGGCATTTTTTTGGACTTAATACTATTACCCGTTAATTTAACTTTACCATTGTGTTCCATCGTCGCATAGTTCTTACGAGCCAAGTTAATACAAGAATCCCAAGTCCCATCACAATCAAGACCCATCTCACCTTTCATAAATAAATCATTAAACTCGGCAACATCGGCATCATAACCACTATATTCTTTACCTTCTTTAACTAACCAATTTAACCCTTTCCCAACATATGTTCTATCGTCAACACCCCCATCAGGTAATGAGAAGTTCATACCATCCGTGTCACATACTAGAGGACTATACCCCTTTTTACTAAAGAACTTTAACATTTGTCTTAAGTATTGTCTACCCGTACAGGTTATTTGTTCTCCCATATCAATGTCACCCCACGGAAATACGTGTGGTGCCGATAATGATCCGAAGAATGCGTTAATAAAAATCTTAATAGGCAATTGTTTACGATCATATGATGTTGATTTC